GCTGGTATAGCAGAAGCAGTAGCTAACCGAGCATATGACGACAGACGTGCCGATGTAGCTACAAACATCCAGAATAGTCTTATAGATCGTAGTCTAAACCAACAGGCACAACAGTTCCGTGACCAAGGTTCTGCATTACAAGGTGCTGGACAAGCAAACACAAACCTTATGAGTGCTTATGGTATGGGCATGGATACATTAGGAACAGGTGCTAACTTCGGTATGAACGCTGGTAACAGTTTACAAGGCTACAATCAGGCACAACTAAATGACCAGAAGCAAAGATTTGAAGACCAACGTGACTTCGAACTAGACAAGCGTATGGAGTATCAGTCTGGTATGTTAGGCAAGGCTCCAAATACAAACAACACATACCAAGCTAACATGAATGACCCTATGGCCGCCGCAATAGGCGGTGGTATGCAAGGATTTGGTTTTGCAAATAAGTACATGCCACGTGGCGGTCAAAGTAATTTTGTCCCACAAAACTCACCTATGCCAAGGTTCAGAGGAGGTTTCTAATGCCAGCCGCAGTAAGACGACCCGTTCTATCGCAGAACTATCCTAACTACATGCCTCCTATGGCTCCAGACGGATACCAGCCAATCACTTACTATAATGATACTATAAAACAAGATGTTGGTGTCTTATATAACCCGATAACTGGTGACGTAAAATCAGATGGTAGTTATGTCTCTGACATGCTTGCATCCCCAGACATGGCTAAACATTTTGGTGACGATGCACGAAAAAGTGTTGAACAGAAGTATGTAGCTGACATGACCCCTGCACTACAAAGGCCAGATGCCTTAGACATGGCGCAGACAAGTAAGCCAGCCCCTAACATGAGAGCAGATGCTTTAGATTTACCTCAGACTACAAACCCTGACATGGGTGTAGATAACTATAGTAAAAGTGGTGACGAAAGAGACTTTACACGTATAAATGCTACAAACGCATATGACGTTGCAAATATGTATAATAGGCCAGCACTAGAAGCCATTGATCCAAATGATGATAGGTATGACTTTGTTAATCGTAACCAAACAGAAGAACCTGTGTTGAACTATAACCCAAGTGAAGAAAACGACTTCATCAACCCTAATGGTACAAACGCATATGATGTAGCAAGCATGTACGGGGGCAAACCTAATGAGTTCCCTAAAGATCAGGCTATATTCACAGGCCAAGAGATGCCCACAGGCGCACGTTTAGACCCTTACATGGATATACCACAATCAGATGTCCCAGAGGGATTCCACAGGATGCCTGATGGCACTCTAATGGCAGACTCTGAGATGAAATCAGATGGCGTACTAGGTAACAATAATAAAGCATCAAGTAATAACAAAGGTGTCTTAAACACTGATACTACATCATCTAATGATCGCAAAGGTAGCGTTGTGTCTGCTAATGCCCGTGGCTCTATGATGCCATTTGCTAAGATCAACAGAAACGAAGCACTTATGCGTATTGGTGGTGCTATGGTCGGTGGTTCATCTCAAGGTTTCTCTGGTGCAATGAAAGCCGCAACAGACGAGTTTGGTAACATCCAAGATGCTAACCGCAAAGCAGAGACTGACGCATTCAACAAAGCAGAAGCCACAAGACTTGCTGAAGCTAGAATACAAGCGCAGAAAGACAAGGCTGACAAGAATAAAAAAGCAATGGGTATGCCTAGTGCTGTCTATAAACAGGCCGCATTGACTGCCATTACCGATATTAAAGGTAGATTAGCAAACGAAAGTGGATTCAATCCGTTTGATAACAATACTGGTCTATTTGGCTATGCCATGTCTCACGTAGCTGGTACAGATGCACACGATACAGCAAACGCTATTGATACAATCGAAGCATCTATTGGTTTCGACAGGCTTCAAAAGATGCGCGATGATTCACCTACAGGCGGTGCTTTAGGACAGGTTTCAAACATAGAACTTGCACTGTTAAGAAAATCACTAGGCTCATTAAAACAATCTTCATCAAGAGCACAGTTCATCAAAAACTTAAATTCAATAGAGACCCAGTACAAGAAAGCTGTTGCCGCTGTAGAAGCCCAGCAACGCGAATGGTACAGAATGCAAGGTGTTGATGTACCAGAGCCTGTAAATAACTCGGCAGAGCCAGCTGTGGTTGGAGGCTATTCAATAGTAACTAAACAGAAATAATAGGTACAAATATGCCAACATTCGAAATCACTGCACCAGATGGTAAAGTATATGACATCACAGGTGAAACACAGGAAGGCGCATTAGCGGCTTTAAAAGAACACTTAGGAGATACTGGACAAGAACAGCCAGCATCTGAAAGTGAAGCAGACACGTCTGGCATGGGTGCAATTAATTATGGTATAGACAACGCTGGTAAACTTATAGGTAAAGGCATCCAAGGCTTTGGCGAACTCACTGGATCAGATACCTTGCAAGACTATGGGCAAGAAATGGCACAACGCAATGAACAAGAGATTGCAGATGCCAACTACCAGCGTCCAGAGGGTGCTGATGGTATTGTTAAGAACCTAAGAGAAGGCGACTTTGTGAATGCTGGTAAATCACTAGCATACGGGGTGGCAGAGGCCGCACCACAGATGGCTGGTGGTATCGTTGCTTCATCAGCCGCAATGGCTTCATCACCTGTTATAGCTGGTGGTCTACTGCTTGGAGGTACAGCTTATGGTATCACAAGTGCTATGGGTGAGAATAAGGATGAAAAAGAAGAAAAAGGCTTAGATGCAGATGCTACTGCTAGTGACCTTACAGCGGCTATTGCATCTGGTCTTATTGAGATACTACCAGTTAAGGGCGGTGGTGCTACTTTGAAAATACTCAAAGAAGGTGCACAAGAAGTAGGACAAGAAGGTCTAGTTATTGGTAATACCGCAGTACAAGGCGGCGCATATGTTCCAGATGAGATACTCAATAGAATGGGTGACGCTGGTATCATAGGTTCTACTTTAGCAGGGGCTACAAATACAGCTATTACTACTATTAGCAAGACTGGAGATGTTGTCTTCAAACCACGCCAAGACCTTGACCCAGAAGTTGATCAAGCGGCTGGTGATGTTGCTAGGATGCTTAAAGATATTGCTAGTGATGAGGGTCTTAATCTAAAAAACATTGACCCTACATCGAAAAAGGGTGCAAACACCGCCTTAGACACAGCAAGATCAAAAAATACTACTGATATAAACACTGCCGCTGAAATCCTTCGTAAAGAAGTTCTTAAAGGTGCAGACACTTCTACCCGACAAAGATTTAACCAAGCAATTAAAAACGCAAACACTAAAGTAGGTACTGTAGTTTCTAATGAAGACATTAAATTTATAAAAGACACTGTAGGCAAAACATTAGAAGGCCAACAGCTTGTCCAGTCACTTTATAAATCAAATGTTGTTACAGAGTTATATGCGGCTGGTCTTAAAGGTGGCTTTTCAAAGTTTACTGACAACTTCAACCCAATACCACAAATTGGTAAATCATACGATCCTGCAAGATCAATAGGCACTATGTTAAACTTAGGTGCTATTGCTGGAACAGGTGGTTCATCTTTATTAACACAAGTACCTTTAGTTGCTGGTGGACGTGCAATAGATGCAGTTACGGGTCGTAGGTCTAAAATAAACCGATTTGTCAAAAACAACAGAAAGTCTACTGGAATGTCTTCACCTGTTGGAGTTGCTGTTGAAGGTAGGACAGATCGTCTAAAAAATGCCCAGACAGCGGCAAACAACGCTAAGAAAAAAGCCGCAAAAGCAGAAAGAGCCAAAGAACAGGCAGAACAAAATGTTGTTAAGTACAATGAGGGTTACGCCCCTAACTATGGAGACCCAAGACTTAACCAGAAGCCTGACCCTAGAGGCACAGTGCACAACGCACTTGCTCAAAAAGCCAGCCTTGGAGGGATGTCTATTAAAGAAATAGATACTGAAATACAGCGTATTATTGATGAGAGGTTAGCAGACAAACGTACATCTAAAGCAGAAAAGAAGTCTCTTAGAACCTATGCTAACTTCAATAGTCTAGGTGCAATGCCAAAAGGAGACCAAACACTTGGCCTTGCAATATCCGCAATACGTGATCGATTTAATTTTCCTCAGTCTAACTCATCGCCTTCTACAACACAGACACCGCAACAGCGTAGTCCAGAGGTACAACAAGGCATCATAGGTAACTTACAGAAACTATCTGAACTTAGAGCATCTATGGAATCTGATATGTCTATAAGTAACAGAGACAAAGCTGTGATGGATAAGGCATTATCTGATCTAGCTAAAGACTTAGGTTCAGACCCACAGGCAATGATAAAGCAGATTATCAAAGATGCAAAAGCTGACATGGATCAACCAAATAAAACAGATAGGTACTTAAAACCCTACCTAACCCGTGTCTCCATACAACAGAAAAAACGTAAGTAAACATACAGCCCCAGTGATGGGGCTTTATTATTCCAAGGAAGCAAAATGATCGTAAAAACAGCGTATGACCTAGTGCCATACCTAGAAGCTATTGAGACCATAAAGACATCTTCTTTAACCAAAGATCAAAAGTCACAGATACTACAGGAGATGGAGCATTCCTTCATCGACATAGTGTTTTGCAAGCAGTGTCCAAACACACACGCAGTAATCAAAAGTATACTAGGAGAGCACAATGGGAGCACCCAAGAACCCAAGAAAGAAGTCGCCAAAAAAGGAACTGAAGTATCCAAAGAAGGCGACACCAAAAGAGAACAACTACTTCACAAAGTTAATGCAAACCGAGGAAGGAAGAGCACTACGAAAGCAGTGGTCAACCAAAAAACGTAAGAATGGAGGAAGGCCAGTAGGCACTCCAGATGGCTACACGTTAGAAGCCATCACCCCCATCCGAAAACAAGCACAGAAAGACGCTGAAAGGATTGTGGCTATCATGGCTAAAGACAACAATATTGACGACGAATACGCTGTAGAGGCTCTTAAAACAGCTGTCGAGATCATGCGCGAACCAGCGCAGAACCGAGACAAACTAACAGCCGCACGTATGGTCTTAGACTTTACTAAGACAAAACCAGTTGCAAAGAGCGAAGTTACCATTGGCAAAGCAGAAGCCTTCTTGGAGTCGCTTTTAGTAAGCGAACCAGAGGAAGAGCAAACTGACGATGGAAAAGAAACTTAAAGAAGTACGCCGCAAACTATATGACGAATTTGACTTCTACTCTAAGTCAGCACTCAAGATCAGAACCAAAGATGGAGACATCAAGCCCCTCAAACTAAAGCCAGCACAGGTTATCTTACAGGATGCTGTAGATAAGCAAATGTCTACTGAGGGCAAGGTTCGCATCATAATCTTGAAGGCTAGACAGCAGGGTCTATCGACGTATGTAGGCGGCTATCTTTACTTTAATGTTTCCCAGCGCAAAGCATGTAAAGCAATGGTGGTCACACACCATTCTGACAGTACGAGAGCACTGTTCGACATGACTAAACGCTACCATGAGAACTGCCCAGAACTACTCAAGCCGCACACAAAGTATTCATCTCGACGAGAGTTGACCTTTGATGTTCTTGATAGTTCTTACGTGGTCGCTACAGCTGGTGGTGAGAGCATTGGACGTGGTGAGACACTGACACATGTTCACGCATCAGAACTTGCATTCTGGCAGAAATCAACTGCCTTAGAGAACTGGAATGGTATGACGCAAGCCGTACCTAACAAGAAAGGCACAGCTGTATTTGTTGAGAGTACAGCCAATGGTGTGTCTGGTATATTTTATGATCTATGGAAAGGTGCAGTGGATGGCTCTAACGGCTACGTCCCTGTGTTTATCCCTTGGTATGTAGACCCAGAGTATCGTGAGCCTGTACCTGAGAACTTCAAGATAACTCCAGAGGAAGAGGACTTATCTAAGAAATACGACTTAGACAACGAACAGCTGATGTTTCGTCGGCGCAAGATTGCCCAAAACGGCATCGACTTGTTCAAACAGGAATATCCAGCGGAGCCAGAAGAGGCTTTCTTAACCACTGGGCGTCCTGTGTTTAATCCAGAGTCATTACAAGATGACCTAAAGACATCGAGAGATGTTGAAGCACGTCTGGCACTAGAAGGTGAAGACTGGCTTGATAACATGCGAGGAGAACTAACACTCTATCGCAAACTAGATGATGGCGAGAAGTACACCATAGGAGCAGACGTTGCTATGGGTGTCCGTGGTGGTGACTGGTCAGTTGCCCAAGTGCTCGACAGCAAGAAACGACAGGTGGCAACCTATCGTGCCCAAGTTCATCCTGATTACTTTGCTACAGTCCTCTATAAGCTAGGTGAGTTCTTTAACTTTGCCTACATAATTGTAGAGAACAACAGTC